CTGGGCCTGACCGCGAGATGGCGCTTGCCTTCATCCGGTCTGCCTCAAAGATTACTCAAATGGCAGATGTCGAATTTTTTACGCATTACGGTGAGACGAGTCGCATCGTATTTCATTTCGGTGAGCCGGCAGACACAGTGGCTCGGCGCATTTACGAACTCCACCAGCGCCATGCTGCCGCTGTCTGCCGGGTGTTCGACGCTAGCGTTGACGCAAACAAGGCAGATATTCGAAACGGTAGCTTGCCCTCAGATTGTTTGGTCTCATTGGTCGTTGGACAACGCGGTGAGGTTAGACCGTATCCGGCGCCGGCAAGTGCGCCGAGAATGGCTGAGACGCCCCTCCAAGAAATAAGAATATGTATTGATGAAGGCGGGAAGCGGGTCATATTCGAACGATGGGGCGAGATAAAAGGCGTCGGCGCTGAGTTGCTAATAGCTCTAGCAGTGCCATTCCGCGAAGCCTGGAAAGGTGAGCTGGCGCCCGAAAAATACCCATACCTGACGACGGAGAAGCTAGCGCGCCAACTCAAGTGCCACTCTGAGGCGCTACGTCGTCAATGCCGTCGTCGAGAGCCTTCAATGGCTCGGCTATAGGCTTAATCCGGATCGAGTGAGGTTGATTAGGTTACAGGCGATAGCGTGAACATGACTGGGCGCGATCGAGATCGTCGATAGGCGTAAAGCGCCGCCACCTATAGCGCCGCCGCTCCGTCAATCGCTGTGGTCACCAGCGCGGCGACAGGCCCAACCGCCACAATCCAAACGCACAAACTGCCGCCTGACCAAATCCCCATAAGCAGCTCGCGGCACCGCCGACGCGTGTCTCGTGCCTCGGGATCTATCGGTCGCCGGCCGCATCAGCGCCGTCAAGAGAGCCGCGTTGCAAGCCCGTTCCGCGCTAAGATCATCGGAACTTAGTGGTCGATGCGGCGGGCGAGCGCTCGAAGGTCACGCCAGTATCGTGCTGTTGCAAGAAGTCGGAGTTCCCCGACAGTGATGCCGAGCGCGCAGTGCATGAGGCGCTCGCCACACGGCGCTCACTCACAAAACTGACCCGCAAGACACCGACGCGGGTAAATCCGCGCTGGCTGCACGCAGCGCAGCGACCTTGAGCCGATATCAAAGTTTACGTTTCTAAAGGCTCACGAGGTCACGCTTCTCGGGGAAGAGGTCACGCTTCTCGCATAGTGGGTTTGAAAAGTCACGTGTTTTCCTGCCTGCGACGTCACGCCTTTTTACCGAGATGACACGGATTAGACGACCAAGGATACCCACGTTGTCCCGTGTGATTGGGCGCGCCGTATCAGACGAGCGCGTGTTCTGCGGGACAGTCGGTATGCAACATTTCAACCAGACGAATCTCGCGGACCGTTGGCGGATATCGCCACGCACTCTTGAACAGTGGCGGTGGCAGGGTCGCGGGCCGCGATATCTGAAGATCAACGGCCGGGTAATCTATCGGTTGTCAGACATCGAGGCGTTCGAGTCTGAGCGCGTCCATGTCAACACGATCGGTCCAATTGACCGTGCCGATGAGCGGGAGCCGACCCATGGCCGATCGCGCTGATGATCAGCCAAGTCAGGATGAAGTCATATGATGAACATCATCAGCGCCGATAGGCGTCTCGCCGAAAGCCGCGGCGTGAAGGCCTTGATCGTCGGCCCGGCCGGTGTCGGTAAGACGTCGCTACTGCGCACGCTCGATTCGGCGCACATGTTGTTCGTTGATGTCGAGGCGGGCGACCTCGCTGTGCAGGACGTGCCGGTCGATACTATTCGCTTGGATGACTGGACCACTGCGCGAGATATCGCCTGCCGGATCGGCGGTCCTAACCCCAGCTTCCAGCCAACGGCATGCTACTCACAGGCGCATTATGAGGCGATCGGCGGGGCACTCGATAACCTCAACAAGTATCAGACCCTGTTTGTTGACTCGATCACAGCCATCAGCCGCGTGAGCTTCCGCTGGGCCGAACAGCAACCGGAAGCGGTCTCCGAGCGTAGCGGGAAGAAAGACGTGCGCGCTGCTTATGGTTTGCATGCGCGCGAGATGATCAATTGGTTGCAGCAGTTGCAGCATGCGCGCTGGATGAACGTGATCTTCGTCGGTATTTTGGAAAGGACAGCAGACAATCTAAACGTCGCTAGCTGGCAGCTGCAATGCGAGGGCGGCAAGACCGGCCGTGAGCTCCCAGGCATAGTCGATCAGATCATCACGATGCAGTGGATCGATTTCGGCGACGGCAAGCCAGTGCGCGCCTTCGTCTGCACATCGCCTAATCCCTGGAATTATCCCGCTAAGGATCGCGCAGGTCGGCTTGAGCAGATCGAACAACCGCACCTCGGCAGGCTGGTCGCCAAGCTCGTTGTCCCCGGGGGACGCAAGCCCTTCACCGTTTCAGAAGCAGCGAAAGCAGAGGAGTAAGACCATGTACGACTATAGTGGTGCACAGCCCCAACGGGAAATGGAACTGATCCCAGCCAATATCATCGTGACGCTGCACCTCACTATCCGCGCTGGCAATGCCGGTGAGGATGGTTTGTTGCGGCGCTCGCACGATGGCCTGTGTGAAATGCTCGATTGCGAATTCATCGTAGTCGATGGTCAGTTCGCCAAGCGGAAACTGTGGGAGCGGTTTGTCCTTGCAGGCACGGCCGACGGGCATGCCAAAGCGGTCGAGATCAGCCGTGGCAAGTTGCGGGCGATCTTGGAATCGGCGCGCGGTATCAAGCCGGACGACGTCAGTCCGCAAGCGCGGGCGGCGCGCACTGTGCCGCTGAAAGCCTTCGACGGGATGCGGTTCATCGGCAAGATCGGGATCGAGAAAGGCAAGGAAAAGAATAACGGCGACGGCAACTATCCCGATCGCAACATCCTGCTCGCTGTGATCACCCCTGATCGCAAGGACTGGCACGCCGTCGAGCAAGTGCCGCACTCGGCACCGCCATCGACCTCGCCTGCCAGTTCCACGCCACCCGCTCAACCCCCCATCAGCAAGCCGGCGTGGGCGTCATGAGCGCGACGTGTATCAAGGCGAGGGCTGGCTCCGGCCGGCCCTCCGGCGCAGCCATCGACGATGCGTGGCAACGGCAGGCCACGCGTGCCGCTATCGAGGGCTGCCGCAAGATCATTAGAGAAGGGATCATCCCCGCCGGCACGCCCATTGGCCGATTAGGCGACATCGAGTGGGGCTGGCTGGTCGGTGCCATCTTGTTCGGGTGGATCTCGAACCGCGCCGAACAGGCGATCGCGGAGAACATCAATGCTGAAATCGCGCTGCGCGTGACCAGCCTCGATCCGGAGCCCTGGGACGCCGGCGTTATCGCATCCATACTACCCCAGCTCGCCGAAACGCCTGGCATCGACTGGACCCTCCCGCTCGCGCAGTGGCCGCGCGAGACCGTGGTCCGCTTTATGCTGACCGCAGTGCGGCTGATCCGACAGGCGGAGATCGCCCGCGACCTCAGCGACAAGGGCATCAGCAGGCAATCCAGCGCCGATGTGATCGCGCGCGAAGCCAATGCCGCTGCCGGCGGACCGCTGATGACGTCGGACGAATTCAACGACGAGATCGAAATCTGACGGAGCGGGCAACGTGCTCGATCTCAACCACGCCAACCTGTCCATCGCCGCGATCAACGTCGCCGTCAACGGCGTGATCGAGCGCGCCGCAATACAGGTGGCCGAGCTGCCGCGGCACTATCTCGGTGCCAGCATCGTAGGCGGCGACTGCTCACGCAGGGTTCAGTACGACTGGTGGTGCACGCCGACGCATCCGGCGCTGCTGGGCGAGATTTTCGACCGCGGCCACTACTTCGAGGCGCGATCGCGGGCGCTGCTCCGCAAAGCCGGCTTCAAGTTCGCCCCGCCTGAGGCACTGGCGTTCTCGGCCGTCAATGGCCTACTGCGCGGCCACGCCGACGGCTTGATTATCACCGGCCCCCACCTGCCTGACGCGGAGCTGAGCTATCCGCTGCTGTGGGAGCACAAGGCTGTCAACAACAAGAATTGGCGTGCGCTCGAGCGCGACGGCTTGGAAAAGGGTTTTCCGCAATACGCCGCGCAAGTCGGACTCTACCAGGGCTACCTCGACCTGACCAATCCGGCGCTGTTCACCGCGGTGAACGCCGACACCTGCGAACGGCTGCACGTTTTAGTGCCGTTCGACGCCGCACGGGCGCAGACTTGGTCGGATCGTGCCGTCAGCATTATCGAGGCAACCTGCGCCGGCGAACTGCTGCCCCGGTTCACCGACGACAAAAGAGATTGGCATTGCAGAACGTGCAGCCATCGCGAGCGTTGTTGGGGGCCGCCATGACCGATGCGTTGGCCCCCATCGCCGCGAAGCTCGCGACGTGCGTCCGCCTGCTTTCGTCCGACAAAGACGGCGAGATCGTTGCGGCGGCACACGCCATCTATCGTACTTTAAGATCCGCAGGCACCGACATTCACACGTTAGCGGAGCTGATCGAAAAACCGAACGATGGTGGCCTCACCGAAGCCGAGATGAAGAAGCTGTACGACGCTGGCTTCAATGCCGGCGTGCGCGAGGCAGAGAACCGGCGTTTCGGCTCGGCCGACTTCCACAACGTCGACGGGACGCCGCACTGGCATGAGATCGCGCTGTTCTGCCAGCAGCACAATGAGCGACTAACCGTCAAGGAGGAGCCCTTCGTCAACGACATGGCAGCGCAGACGGTGTGGCGTGAGCCGACCGAGAAGCAGGCCAAATGGCTAAAGAGCATATTCCTCCGGCTCGGCGGGAGGTTCTGAGCAATGGACTTGAACGATCCTTACCTGCCGGACGAAGCGACGGTCCGACAATTCATCCGGATCATAAGCGAACATGCAATCCGCGCCATCGACGGCAGCGGATCGACCGGCGTGCTGCAACTATTCCGCATCAACCCATTCGACCAGAAGATGGCGGTGCCGAGCCGATTCCAAGTCGATGACATTGATCACATGGTGCAGACCGCGCTCAGCGACGCCACCGCGGGGCACAACGTCTACATCGAAGCGCGCACCGTCCGTATTGACCTCAAGGGCAACAAGCGTGGCGAACTCGAAGATACGGTCTGGGTCCTGGCGCTGGTGGTCGATTCCGATGCCGACAAAGGAAAGGGTGGCAACATCACCGCCAAACCGAGTCTCGCGGTCGAAACGTCACCCGGAAATTATCACCTCTGGTACCTGTTCGAGCACGCCATTCCGGCGGCACAAGCGCGCGCGATCGGCGAGGCCATTCGCAAAAACGCCGGTGCCGACCAGGATACCGGCGTCGTCACCCAATGCTACCGTGTGGCGGGCACACCCAACTTCCCCTCAGCCAGCAAACGCAAACGCGGGCGAACGGCGGTCGAGGCGACCAGGATCGTCGAACATACTGGTCGCCTGTGGAAGCCGGATGAACTGCTGGCAGCCTTTCCGCAGTCGACACAAACGCACCCGGAGGCAAGCCAGACTGACAGTGGCCCCGCTCCAAATGACGGCGACGAATCGACCCTGCCAGATGAGTTGCTCGAGCTCATTCGGCACGGTGCCGGCACGGACGACCGCTCTGCCGCGTTCCATAGCGTAATTGCTCAACTCAAGAAGCGGCGCTGGAGCGTCGACGCGATCGTCGCGTTGCTCGAAAAATATGCCAATGGGATCGCCCAGAAATATCTGGGTCGCCTCCGCGGGGAGGTGCAGCGGTCCTACGACAAGCTTGCGACCGGCACCACGTCCGCTGCCAGCGGCGCAGCAGCCGGCGGCACTGCTGCCGGTTTCGCCGCCGCACCTCGCGTGCTGCGCACAATCCACATAATTGCCAGTCAGCTGCCGCGCATCCTGACTGAGACGGAGGAGGCGCTATTGGCCACCGACATGCCGGTCTTCTCGCGCGCCGGCACGCTAGTGCATCCGGTCGTTGAGACAATACCAGCCGCCGATGGCTGCAAAACCACAGTCGCGCGGTTGCGGCCATTTTGCGCCGACTCGCTGATCGACTGGATTGCCGATGTGGCCTTGTTCCGGCGTTTTGACGCTAGGCGCAATCGTTGGGTCGATGCCGACCCTCCGCGTCAGGTCGTCACTAGCCTGCTCGCGCGGGAAGGGCGTTGGATGATCCCACGCGTAAGCGGAATTATTACGACGCCGACGTTGCGCGCTGATGGCTCGTTGCTGGCAAATCCCGGCTACGATGCACCCTCTGAGCTCTATCTTTTACCTGGGCTGGAGCCGCTGACGATAGCCGAGCACCCGACGCGCCAAGAGGCTGTGGCGGCACTTACCACGCTCACCGGGTTGCTCGCGGAATTTGCCTTTATAGGACCTGTTGACCGCGCCGTCGCCCTATCGGGACTTTTGACCGCGTTAATACGTGGCTCACTGGTCACCGCACCGATGTTCATCATTCGCGCTCACACCCCGGGCACTGGCAAAAGCTACTTGGTCGACGTCATCGCCGCGATCGCCACCGGCCGACTGTGCCCGGTGATCACCGCTGGCAAGAGCGAGGAAGAGACCGAAAAACGCCTCGGCAGCGTGCTCTTGAGTGGCAGCCCCATCGTCTCGCTCGACAACTGCGCGCATGACCTCGATGGCCAATTGCTTTGTCAGCTGACCGAGCGCCCTTTAGTCAAGATCCGCATCCTCGGCCGCAGCGAAATGCCAGAGTGTGAGTGTCACACCACTGTATTCGCAACCGGCAACAATATCGGCCTCAAGGGCGACATGATCCGCCGCGGTCTGACGTGCAACCTCGACTCGCTCAGCGAACGCCCCGAACTGCGCTGTTTTGACCGAGATCCATTGCGCCAGGTCATGGGCGATCGCAAAAGCTATGTCGCCGCCGCATTGACAATCATTCGCGCCTACTTGGTCGCCGGATCTCCCATCGTTTGCGGCTCGATCGGCAGCTACTCTGGCTGGTCTGCCATGGTCCGCAGCCCGCTCATCTGGCTGGGCCAGCCCGATCCGGTAGAGAGCATGGAGTCGTCGCGTGAGGATGATTCTGGATTGGCCGATATACGTGAGTTGTTTACCTTGTGGAGCGACTATCTCGATCTGGACATGAAGTACACGACCAGCCGCATTATTGAGGTTGCCTGCCAAGCATTGCCACCTACAGATTTTAATCGGCAGCCATTCAGGGAGCTGCTGCTCCGCGTCGCAAGCCAACCGCAAGGCACTATGGTGTCATCGAAGCGACTTGGCTGGTGGTCGCGGAAAATCAGTGGCCGCGTGGTCGAGGGTCACAGGTTAGAGACCGGCCGAATGAACAAAGCGCTTGGCTGTTATTGGCTGACGAAGGTTTAGTTTGGTTTCTTGGTTTTCCTGGCTTCTTTAAGTCATACGCGAGAGATGCATAGCCAAATATATACGGGGCTCGAAACTGATCCAAAGAATCAAAAAACCAAGGCCGAACGGGAAGGAGGCCCGCAGTTCCAGATATGGAAAAAGGAACTCGCTGTGGCGTGGTTCGCGTGTACCCGCAGATGGTTGCTTCCGCCGCTATGTTCGGTTGTCACCGGGCACCGCGGGAAGTGGCGAAGAGTGCTGACAAATCAATGAGGAATAGCTGTGGCTAAGGACTGAAACACCCCGGATCTCGGGAAAAGACGCGACCTACGCCGCCACGGACGCAGCGAAGTACCCGCCGGTCCGCCGGTGCGCATAACCGAATCGGACAATTCAGTGACGGACGCCGTCACGACGGAGAAACTTCCGGCGCCTGTAGACGACCAGCCGGACGCTAACGAGAGGCGGCGCGCTCCACCGCGGGTGCGCAAGCCATCGGCGACGCACGATCAGTATCTCGCTGCCACGCCCGACTTGGCAGGTTACCGCGCCCGCCTTCGCGAGGCTTTCGGCAACACTATGTCCGACGAGTTCGTGGACGTCATGCTGGGCAAGGTCGTGGAGGCGCTAAAGCCAACCCCATGGGACCAACTCGAAGAGACGGCGCTCAACGCCGCGCTGGCGATCATCGATTCCGCCGACTTTGGGTCGGAATTGGAGGCCCTTATCGCGGTAGGGATCGTCGCAAAGGGGCTCGCGAGCCTTCGCTTCTGCGTCAAAGCCAGAGGCATATGAATGAGGACTACATCAGCACTTACGACCCCTACGCCACCAAGCTGCTCAGGCTTCAGCTTGACCCAATCCAGACGGACCCCGGTTCAGGGCGCGACCGGGGACTCCCGACAAAATTTGAGATCA